ACCATCATTGATGCTATTGAAACACAACTAGACTTAGACCCTACGTTAAATGGTAATTGTTTTGATTGTCAAGTAACTGAGGTAAGTATCCGTGAGATTGATGAGAGCGCACCATATGGGCAAGCAGTTATGGTACTCACGGTAAGGTACTTCTATGATAGAGGTACTCCATAATTTAATAGTGACAGTAGTCACGCCATTATCCTAGGAGAATAAACATGGCAGAACAAAAAGGTATTGACGGTGTAGTTAAAATCGATGTCACTGGTGGTACTCCTGCTATTATCTTAAATGTTACTACTTTCTCACTTGAAGAAACTAGTGAAACTCTTGATGTTACATCAATGAGCTCAACTGGTAACGCTCGTGAGATCCTACCAACATTTACGGCATTCAGCGGTACACTAGATGGTTATTGGGACAACACCGATGCGAAATTGAACCACAGTTCAGGCGCAGAACCTGTTATCCAAGCAGGTGTAACTATCGACTTCGAACTCTATCCAGAGGGCGAAGGTACTGGTAACTTGTACTATAATGGTACTGCTATCATAACAAGCGTTTCAAGAAGCGCAAGTTTCGATGGTGCTGTTGAATACAGCATTGCTTTTGAAGGCACAGGACCACTAAGTTATAGTGAAGATACCTAATAAGTAACGGGTTAGTCGATGGCAACATTCAGTAATTACAAAGATGTGGTTAAACACATTCAAGGTAGCATTGTAGTTGCCGTCGACAACTTACTTGAAGATATCAAAGATGATATCAAAGAGCTCACACCAGTTAGAACTGGTAGAGCGCAAAAAGGATGGAGATATACGCCAAAATACAAGGCATACTACACCGGTAAAGTTATCGGTAACAGTGTTCCTTATATCATAGCACTCGATCGAGGTAGTAGTAGACAAAATCGTCGAGGCATCGTACAACCCGCCATACTTAAAAACATTAATAAGAGGAAAAGAATATGACAAAGGCAATTGACAGAGCAACCGCACATTTTAAAGAAATTATGAGCAGTGACCTTAAAGGCCCGATTACGGTCCCTGAATGGGATCTGGATGTTTACTGGCATCCTACAAGTACACTTACAGAAGAGAGTGTAGTTATTGAATTACAACAGCAGGGTAAAAGTACCGAAGCGATAGTAGTAACACTTATCAACAAAGCAAAAGACAAAGACGGTAATAAACTGTTTGAACTCACTGACAAAACTAGATTGATGAGATCTGCTGATCCAGCAGTAATCCTAAAAATTATTGGTGCTATGAAAGTAACACCAGATGAGGATGAAGTCCTGGGAAACTAAAACGCTCACCTGAGATCCTCTTCCTATATAAACTGGCAACAGATTTAGGAATGACGGTTGAGTATATAGTTAATAATATGTCCAGTTTCGAGTTCAGAGGATGGACTAAATACTACGAATATGTAGCAACCGAACATGAACGGGCAATGAACAAAGCGAAAGCATCCAGGGGGAGACGATAAATGGCCAGTACATATGATCTTATAATTAAAGCAGTAGACCAAACAAGTGGTCCACTGAAGCGTATTGAGCGAAATCTCGCCAATATCGAAAGACAAGCAAAGCGTATTAACTTAGACGGTGCCATTGGCGGCAAATCGGCCGTACAAGCAGGTGCTCTTGCGGGTGCTGTTGCCCGTATACCTGGACCACTATTGGCGATTGGTGCGGCGGCCGGTACCGCGGCAGTAGGTATGAGTCAGATTATTGATGCCACAAAAGAATTCCAACGCATTGAAAATAGTTTAAAACTTATCAGTAATGGCAGTCAAGATCTAGCAAACAAGATGGGTATGCTTAGAACAGTTGCTCAGGAAACTAGAACTGGGTTTGCTGACACAGCAGATTTGTTTACAAAACTTACACTTAGTACCGAGCAAATGGGTGTAAGCACTGATGATGTTGTTAAGGTTACTAGTAATTTAAGTAAAGCACTACAACTTGCTGGTGCTGATGGTAATACTGCTAGTGCGGTTATCCGTCAGTTTGGTCAGGCAATGGCCAGTGGTGAAGTTAGAGGCGACGAATTCCGTAGTATTGTTGAAGGTATGGGTCCTGCTCTTAGCATTATGGCAAGAGAAACAGGACTTACAGTTGGACAACTTCGTAAGATGTCACAAAGCGGTGAGTTAACTGCTGAAGTGATGTTTAACATGCTTAAAAACAGTAATGCCCTAAATGAATCATTTGCCAAAATGGCACCCACTATCGACAGTTTGGAAACAGCATTGGGTGATAGTTTCAGCAGAGCAGTTATGAATATAGGCCAGGCCAGTGGTATTACACAAGCATATACTGGTATTATTCAATCACTGACAAATCAATTAAACAGACTAAGTTTAGCATTAGAAGCAGATGATACTCAATTGGCCAGTGTAACTGCTAGATTACAAGACGCACAAAAACAACTTGCTCTCCTACTCAAGATGAGTGAATCAGATAAAAAATATTTCCCTGGTTTTGATCAACAAGTAAAAGAATATGAAACAGAAATTGCTCGTTTAATTAAAATACAAAAAGAATTAACTGACGCACAAGCAAAAAGCAGTGGTGAGACTGGAAAACAAATTAATCAATTCCAGAAGTTAATGGACAGTGCTGAAGGTGTTGCTGATAAATTTAAAGATGTTGGACTAACTGAACTTGATAAATTAACCGCAGATTTAAAACTACTTGAAGAGGCCTACGCCAACTTTGTTACAGCAAGTGACAATAATGCTACACAAAAACTTGCTGATACACAAGACATATTAAATCGTGCTATAGCAGAAACTAAAAAACAAATCAATGAATACAATCAAGCATTAAAAGATAAACAACAAAAAGAAGCAGAGGCCGCTGAAGCACTCAAGAGACAAAATGATCCACTTTATGATTTACAAAAAAATTATGATGAACTATTTGATCGTTACAAGAAGGTTACACAAGCAAGTTATCAATTAGAAAATCAACTTGGCAAAAATAATGTAGCAAGTAATGAACAAAGAATGATACTAAAAGCACTGGGCGACGAAGCACAGGATTTAGCGAAAAAACTTGGATTTGTTACAGAAAACTTTGGACAACTAACTGTTAATAATGCTATTGAAGACTTGAGTCAAATAGATAAAAATCTAGAAGATGTTAATGAAAGATTGAAAGCATATCAAGGATTAGTTTCTGGTAAAACAACCAGTCTAAGTACAGAAGAGATAACAGCTGCTACAGTTGCGCTTAAAGAGCAAATCGAAGTACTTGAAGAACAGCGCAACAAGATGTTGGGCATTGAAGATACTGTTAAAGATTTGGGCAAAGTTATCGAAGAAACATTTCGAGAAGCAAGTAAAACAATGGTTAGTGAACTTGCCAGAGGTATTGTACAAGGTAAAGGTTTATTGGATAGTTTCAAGAACGCATTTAATACATTGCTTGATACAATCTTACAAAAGATTCTGGAAAGTCAGATCAGTAACGCATTGTTTAGCATGACAGGTGGTGCTTTTGGTACACAAACCAATTTAAACCCTCAAGGATTATTTGGTGGTAAGATTATCCCAGGATTCCTGGCAGAGGGCGGACCAGCAAATGTTAACAAACCATACATTGTGGGTGAGAAAGGTCCTGAGTTGTTTATGCCCAAACAGAGCGGACAGGTTTACAGTACGGATCAACTAAGTACCATGGGCGCAGGTGGAGAAACAAATGTTACATTCCAGATTAACGCCATTGATACAAAAAGTGGAACAGAGTTCTTATTAGAGAACAAAAACAAGATTATTGGTATGATCACACAAGCACAGAACCAGCGTGGTCGCCAGGGCATATTGACATAAGGAGACACTAATGGCAACACTTAAAGACATTTGGGACTATCCAAATAATTCAGGTTCAGGTTATGTTGCTGACACAGCAAACTGGAGCGGTGATGCCAGTTATGGACTTGACAAACGCCTTGATGAACTACTGGACGGCACTTATAAAAGTTGGCCCAATCTTGATCCAGTTGCGGATTTAAGTCAAACAGTAGACACAGTAAGTGAATTGTACAGCAAGTATAAAAACTATGTTGACAGTTATGAAAGCACTGAACATTTAAGTTTCTACAAACTACACAAGTACCCAGTTGTAGAAGCAACCTTTGGCGCCAGAGACTTTACAGTAAGCAATGTTAAAAGTTACATGAATACCAATTATGAACCAGTGTTGAGAGTTACAAGCACTGGCGGTGGATTCGATAATATCATTGATGGCGAACAAGTAACATTCAGCAGTTTAAGCAATTTAACTGCTCTTAACAGTGTAAGCAGTTATGTTGACAAGATCAATGACAACAATGTAGAGATATACACTGACAGCGGACTTACCACAGAAGAACTTGCGGGTGTTACCATTGATGTTCACAGCAGCACGAGTTATCCTAAAACAGATGTGTTTATCGCTACAAGCACAGGTGTTAAAATGATTCTCGAAGATGGTTATCATGATACTATTGCTGATGGTGACGGTGTTAAGTTTGTTAACAGAGACGGCAATGGACCATTTAGTGCCGCTGGTGATACTGGAACACTCAGTGCGTTAGATACAGCATTCTATGTTACTACTGGTAGTATTCCAACAAATGACACACCAGTAACTAGTTTCAGTACTCTTGAGTTCTTTACAGATGCTGGTAGAACAACAAACGCTACACTGGACGAAAAGTATTACGCTACTCTAACATTCAACATCAATAACAGTACTGGAAGCACACAAGAATACACATTTGGTGGAGGTAGTGATGGATTTGGTAAGGTAACAGATATTGGTGCCAGTTACACATTCATAAGTGGCAGTGATGCCAATTTCAGCGAATTGCGTGATAGTTTTGATAGTGAACTTTACTTTGTTAGTTTTGCTAGACTCAGTTATAGAAACTTAACTGGCACAATAGCAGTAAGTACTGACGGCGGTTATTTGGGTACTACTGGTACAAGTTGTAGTAATGTTATTGGCACAACTGACAACCTGGACAATCTATTTTATGTATTGTACAATGATACTACAGACACACTTTGGATAGGTGAAAAAACCACAGCAGACTTGAACTTTGCCAATGCGTTTACACTTACCAATGGTAGTAGTGTTACTGTGGATGTTAAGATTATTGACCCAGCAAGATTAATTGATGCCAGTGGCGATGGTAGAAGTCACCTAATTGATCAACACTTCTTTGGTGAGGGTTCACCAGCAGTGGCAACACCAGCAACTAATCCTTATGAGATGACCGCACTGAATATTCGGATGCAAGGTAATATCAAGTATACATACCAGGATAGCGGTAATGTTACACAAAACGGTGCCGAGTTTGTTAGTAACACCTTTTGGCCAATAGACGCAACCAACAGTGTAACACCAGCACTGGCACCAGAACTAACAGTAACACTTGATGGTAGTGGTTATCTGGATAGTGTGGGCATTACACATGGTGGTGCTTGGTTTGGTAATACCAATAGTGTGATTCCCATACAAGCACTGGCAGATGAGTATGTTGCTCCTACGCCTTATCCTGAAGATGTCTGGGACACTGATGATGAGTGGGACAGTGATGCCTATAGTCCGTTAAAACAATGGCCAACACACATTGCTCCAAGTGGTATTAAACTAAATGCTATTCAACCAAGTAGTGTAACAAGAAGTCAGAATGCTACCAAGTATGTGCGTAGTAGTGGTATTATCCGTCACCAGATGGAAGTTTATTATCCACCAATGAGTTATGATGATTTTCGAGAGTTTGCCGCAGTAGTTGAAGCGGCCAGAGGTCAAGCAACTCCATTCTACTTTAAGGTGAGAAACCAGGGACCAAGTTTCAACGAAGATATTATCTTCCAGAGAACAGATGCTAACAAAGATGGTGGATTGAATAATCCATATAACTTCCGTGTTAAAGAACCTGTAGCAGTTGGAGATAAAACATTATTGGTAGAAGGTTTCCCGGCAAACCAAACAGATGCGTTTATCCGAGGTGAAGTGTTTATCAGTGATGAACTGGG